TTCAATATGCAAGCAGAACAAAAATTAATTGATGATAAATTTGAGTATACTGGAAATTTATTGCAAGATAGAAGAGCGGCTCAAGCTATAAATTCAGGAGATTATTCGGCATACGCTTATTCTAATGATCCTTATTTTACTGAAATGAAACAAAAAGCTTATGAAGATTTTAAACGTAGAGAAATGGAAGATTATCAAAGAAAAGTAAAAAGAGCGCAAATGATTGGTTCAATTGTTGGTGCTGTTGGCAGTGTGTTTTTGGCCGCTGGAATGAGCGGATTAGGTAAAGGGGCGACAGGAGCCGGTAAATCAGTTTCGTCTGCTCCATCCAGCTCTTCTCAAGGTAGTGGTTTGGGATTCATGGAAAAAATGTCAGGATCTGGATCTAGTGGTTCTTTAATAGGAAGTAATGCAAGATTAGCTAAAATAATGAATTTTGAACAAAAAGGAGGTTTGATTGGTTATCAAACTGGAGGTTTTATACCTTACGGTCATAGACTAACCGATACGTTGCCTAGATACATGTCTGGAGGTAACGTTATGAATAATCCAAGTATTAGAAAATACGCTGTTGGAGGCGCTAATGGAATGTTTAGTAGCGGCACATCAAGCAACAACATGAGCACTTATAACAATAGCCAAAATAATGCTACAAATATTTATATTACTTCTAATAATGAAGGTATGAATGTCAATTCTCAAACAAGCAGTTATAAACCTAATGATATTAAATTGACTAAAGAGATGGCATTACAAATTAGTAAAATTGCAAAAGCTACATATATGGATGGTATGCGTACAAATGGCGAATTAAGTAGAAAGCAAACAACTTAAAATGTATAACGCAATTACAAATTACGAAAATACATTCTATTTAAATGGAATGGCTTTGTCTGGTATTACCAACGTTGATGGTTCTTACAATATAGATTATAAACCTGTCAATGTGATGGGTAAAGGATTTGTTAAACAAGTAATTAATTCTATACCTACTGCGCAATTAAGTATAAATAGATATTTGGTAAATAATGATCCTGTTTTTAGTCTTACAGGTGATGGAGATAATTATACAGCACAATATTGTAATGGTGGTTTATATTATAAAGGAAAATATTTTTCTTTTGATCAAGGTTATTTAAATTCTTTTTCTATAAGCTGCTCAGTTGGCGAAGTTCCGCAAATTGATTCGCAGTTTAATATATATGGAAATATTGGACCCGTTTCAGATCCAACTGGTAATATAAATGCTGGTAGCGTATTTGTTCCTCAAGTTAAAAATATTAATTTAACATGTCGCAATTCAACAACTAATCGAATAAAAGATTTTAGTATAGATTTTAATTGTCCTAAAACTCCTATTTATGGTTTAGCTAGCTCTAATGCTCAATTTCCTTTAGAAGTTCATAATGTATTTCCCATTGAAGTTACGACTTCTTTTACTCTTGAAATAGATAATTATGAAACAAAAGAGCTATTTGATGATCTTTCTTCATCTCCTATTACAAATTTCAATATAAGTGTAAGCGGAACAATTTTAGAAAATATACCTTTACAAACATACGACGGTCTTACTTTAACAACTTATGATGATATAGAGTTAGACACTTTTACTAAAGTTCAAAAAACAACTCCAATATTTAATTTTTCTAATTCAAATGCTATAATATTATCAGAGCAAATTAATTCAAGTGCGGATGACTTAATGAGTGTAACGTTATCATATAAAACATATTTAAATTAAAAAATAATGAAAATCACAGATTTACCTGTTGTTACGCCTTCGACTATAACTCAAAATCATGTTTTTTGTGTTGGCACGACTAGCAGCACTGAGCAATTAACACTTGCTAACTTACAAAAATGTTTCACAGGTTTAACTGCGCCATCTTCATCTTCAATTAGTATAATAGGTGGAACTACTCCTAGTGGTATTACTGTTGGAGCTAATGGTTATGTTGGAATAGATAAAACTAATCCTCAAGTTGCATTAGATATAGGTGATATTGGATCAGCAACCGTAGCAGAAGCTAAAATAACTTCTAGAAGCGCTGGTAGACAAGCTTCTTATACTTTAAGTGATAGCGCTGTAAGTTGGAGACACACTAAAAAAGCCAGTGATACTGATTATTATATAGAATGTTCAACTAATGGTTCTAATTATACTGGTTTTTTAAATATAGATGTTAATGGTAATGTAGGTATATTTAGCGGATCAGCTGATTTAACAAATAAATTATATGTTTCTGGTGGCGGAGTCACTTTTCAAAGTGGCGCTTCAGGTATTTTATTTGATCCGGGCTTATGCGAAATTAGAAACACTGTTGCAGGTGATATTTTATATTTAAATAAAAATACATCAGACGATGTATGTATTGGCGATAATGTTTTATACGTCGAGAATGGAGCAAATTCATATGTTGGTATTAATAATACAACTCCAGCATATAATTTAGATGTTAAAGGTTCTAGTGTTTTTGTTAGATTAAATAATACAAGCACAAACACAACAAGTATGATGCTTTCTAATACAAGTAGAAATGGTTATTTAACATTGTATAATAATAATTTACTATTAGGTGGTTATGCTGGAAATACTAATAATAATTTAGTTTATGATTGTGCTAATGAAAGATTAGGCATAGGTACAGTTAGTCCGTCTGCAAAAATACATACTAAATCTACAGATAATATAAATTCAATTTTTGAATCTGAAGTTGCAACAAAAAATGAAACTCTGTTTATAAATAGTTGGGCTTCAGGTCCAGTAAATGCAAATATTTGCACATTTGCTACAGGATTAGTTTCTTTACCTCAAAAGAAATGGTCTATTGGGTTATATAGTAGTGGTCCATATGTAGATCAGTTTGCATTTTTAATAGATGGAGGAATAAACACTTCCGCGATTAGAGCGCGTCTTACTAGAGATGGTGATTTACATATTAATGGCACATTATCTGAATCGTCTGCATTAAGATATAAGGAAAATATTGAACCGATTGAAAATGTTCTTGAAGACGTTTGTAAATTAAATCCTGTTTCTTATAATTTAATAAATACATCTAAAAAACAATTTGGTGTTATCGCTGAAGAAGTTGATGAAATATTTCCTGACTTAGTTTGTCGAGACGGAAATAATGAAATTCAAGCGGTCAACTATACAAGATTAACTGCCGTCTTAATACAGGCTGTTAAAGAATTGCAGTCAGAAATTGAAGAGTTGAAAAAAACTAATAACAATGGCTAATTTTTTAAATTATCGAAATGTTGCTTTTAAATTAGAAGATAAAAACTATTACGCAACAAAAGTTTCTTTATCTGCTAAAGCTAATGTCGATCCTGTTATATTAAATGATGGTTCTTTATTAAATTATGCGCCACAAAGTAGTGTTGTTGGTAGTTTATCTACTGATTTTTATTTGACTGGAGCATTGCCTGATTTTTTGAGAATTACTGGTTTTAATGAATCATCGATTACTGCTAATTTTGCTTCAGTAACAATATCTAATGTTTATCCAAAATCAATTAGTTTTAGCGTTGAGCCGTTTCAGCCTATTTTGATTTCAGCAGAATTTGATTGGTATGGTAATGTTAAAGTTGAAGATTTTACTCCTAATACAAACGAAGATAAAAATAATATTCAAATACCGAGTTATTTTGCTAATGGTTATCGGTCAAGTTTAACAACGTCAAATTTAGAAGGAGTTGATAAAATATTAAGTTTTGATTATAGCGCGTCTTGTGAAAGACCTTCTTTTTTTCATATAAATGATATAATTCCTTTTAGAGTTGCCAAATTAAATAGATCTTTACAATTATCTTTAAAATCCAACGATTTAGGAGGAATATTGGATATTGATGGTAAAAATGTTAATTCGACTGTTTCTTTAAGAGATACATATGGCACTGTATTAGATACTTTTTCAATAAGCGGTATATTATTAAGTCAAAATTATGAAGTTTCAGAAGGTCAATATTTGCTAGCTTCAGCTGATATAGAACAAACAGTAACACAAAATAAAACTTTAGTATAATGAGTTACATAATATCAGGTTTAAATATACAAAATATTTCAGAATACAATTTTAATAATTCGTATTCAAAATATGATATTGTTGATTTTCAATTATTTACTGGAGCTTCTTTATCGCCAGCTTATACTGGTAATGGTCAAACTGGATTAACAACTTGGTTTAACAATGATCTTTTAGGGTATTTTAAAACAGATACAAAATTTGATGTTACGGGATGGAGAAATTTAGTTTCTGGTAGCGGCGATTTAAATCAAACAGGCGCATTTGCTGCTACAAATCCATATGTTGATTTTAATGAAAATTATATTAATTTATTTAATGATCAAACACTAAGCGGAACTGGTTTTGCTTCTGATTCTAGAACTTTGATATTTCTTATTGAAGCTGCTGATTTAAAGAAAGTAGATCAATCACAAAAAATATTACAATTCGGAACGGATTCAACTTATGGAAAATTTTTATTAAGTGGAACAAATTCATATAATCAAGCAAAAATATTATTAGATAATACTGAATTTAATTCTGTTTCTTCTCTTTATAATGATAAAAATATTTTTACTTTGATTCAAGATAATGCGGCAGGCACTATAAAATTAAGACAAAACGGTATTGATTTAGGAACATATTCTTCTTTTAATGCTAATTGGAAAGCGACAAATTTTATTCTCGGCAACAATAATGATAGTGTTGATATAAAATATTATGAAATAATTCATTTTACAGGAGTTGTCGCGGATTCACAAATAAGTGGTTATGAAAAATATTTATATGAGAAATACTTTGATAATACGAGGTTATATTTTGCTTTTAATAATGTTTCAGCTGGAATTCAATATAGCCCTATAACCTATACAGGAATTGGATATTGGACTCAGGACATTGATGATTTGTTTAAAATGAATTATGGTTGTAGTGCTAATTTTACATCTAATTTGTCAATGTTGCAAATGGGTGATGGTTATAAGACTAATGTAGCTCAAACTGTAAATACATTAAACTCTAAATTTAATTTAAACTATGATGGTTTAACAGATAAAGAAGCAAAATGCTTAATAACATATTTTGAAAACTCTCCAGAAACAAAAAAGAAAAGTCTTTATGAAGGTTACAAAGGGGTAGAAATGAATTTATTTCCTCCTTATAAAAAGAATGCAGAATTGTATTTTAAAAGCATTGATCATTCTACTATTTATAATGACATAAATAGTATTAAAATTGAAGCAGAATCATTATATGACAGTTCTTTGGATTATAAAGGAATGTTGGTCGAGCTAGACGAAATCAATATAAAAACTTATCCTTCAGATAATAAATTTAATTCGATTAATTATAATGATATTTTTTATTATGATTCAGATTCTGTTAAATTAAGAGGTTATTATTTTTATACAGGTTCTGCATATAATATTGATGAGAATTCAACTATAACAACTGGTCCGTTTGTTATTTCTCCAGTAAATAGTCCAACTGGAATAAGTTCTTGGTTTACTAAAGATTTTTATTTTAAAGGAAATATTGATTATAATATAAATTCTAGCTTGAGATTATTAAAAGGTGATTTTAAAAATTCTACGACTGAATATGACAAAGACGGAATCAATTATAATATTTTAGAATTTAATGTCGATTTTAAAAATAGATCAAACTCTGAAACAAGAGCAATATTAAAATTTTTAGATGATAAAGCGGGATATAAGGTATTTAAATATACTTTGCCTCAACCATATAATAAAGAAATTAACGTTTATTGTCCAGAATGGAATCATACTTATAATTTCAATAACAATAATGATATAGGTGTAAAGTTTATTGAGTTTAAAAATCCATTTGATACTGCAACAAAATTCAATACAAAACTATATTTTACTCAATGACTACTTATTATACTGGGGTCCAGTTGGCGGATGTTGTTACGGGGTTTGGTGGATATACAGGTCTTGTTTTGGTAAACAGTGGTAATTTTCCAATTAAATATGATATAAATATATCTAAAACTAATTTGCAAGGCATTGATGCATCAGATTGTAATGATACCAATACAGGCACATTATTTATAAGCGCAGATTTAAATAATATTAATTTATCTAATAATGAAGTAGAATTAACTGTTAATCCATCAAGTTCTGGTGTTGTTTATGTTTTGCACCGTCCATATAGAAACTTTACATCTTCTTTTATTACTGCTGGTAACATAGATGGTTATGAATCAGCAGAGATTACTGTTAAAAGTTTATCTTCTGTAGGAGATGAAGACGAAAATATAACAATTGATGTTACAGGCCGTAGAATAAAAACATTTTCTACTCCTCCTAGAATTGGTTCTTTTTTTGCGGTAGAAGATTACAATTCTACACTTGCTAATCCTTTGTACAGAAACTTTTTTTGGAGTGTTATAACAAATAATACATTTTTAACTGGTTTTAATTTACAGCTTTCAGCAAATACTTCTTTTACTTCACCTACAACATATCAATATTCTGTAGTTCAAAATCAAGATGCAAATTTACCTTTATATGGTAATTATAAAGGATTATTAGAAAATATTTATAGTATAGATTTAACAGATTTTACGATAAATACAAATTATTATGCTAGAATACAAGGAGTAAATAATGCTGGCGTTGGTGATTATTCTTACTGTACTGGCTTTGATAATTATAATGTTGATTTAGATGGAACTGGATATAGTGGTTTATACACATCTCCTGGAGGTAATTTAAAAGTTAATTATAGAGTTTTAAATTTAAGTAGATATGATACATATGAAAAGGATTTTGATTTATATGAATATTTAGTTAGCCAAAATAACAACTCTTATGATTTTAGAAGATATAGTGGAATATATGTAAAATTCTTTTCTAATAATGCTCCAGCTTTATGTAATTATGTTGCGAGTAGTAAAACTACCGGTGCGATTAATTTTAATATACCGTATATTAATGGCGGCGATGGATTTTTAATTAGCCCTAATAGTTCAAATCGTTTTTCGATAGAATTAGAATTCAATAATTGTGGCTTATATGGGCATGGTGGTGATGGGTTGATATGGAAAAATGATAATTCTAATTTAGAATGGACATATTTTGAGCCTACTGATGGTGGGCCGATATTTAATTTCGATAATTACACATATAATGCGATTCCTATAGACTATTATATTTATAAAGATATATATTCGGTTATGTACGCAGGAAGTGCAGGATCGAAAGGTTGGTTGATAAATATTGAAAATAATGATGCGCTTGATACTCAAGCTTTTCATATTGATGGATTTAAAATAATTAACGCATTAGAAACTCCTTAATATGAGTGATATACAAGATAAAATAAATTCTCAACAAAGAAGTTTGACTATTTCTGTTGATGGTAAAAATAAAACAGCTTTACTGTTTGATTTATCTCCAACCGTGACTTCCAACGGGAATATAGTTGCGGATACAATGTTGAATTTATCAGTTGAAAAAGATAACAAGAAAAATAATTCAGTATTAATTAGCTCTACAACATCTACAGATGAAGTTGTAGTTAATGAGAATATAAGTTCACTACATTCTTTAAATTTAAAATATAAAACAGTTGGACAAGAACAAAAACAAGGGGGTTTTAATTATACTTCTGGAGCGCCTAACTGGCCGAATATTTATTTAAATTTTAGAAAAAAAATATTTTCTAATAGCGACTTGGAATTTAGATTTTCAACAAGGAGTTTAACTGGATCTTCTACGGCTACTGGTACTTGGTCTTGTGAAAGCGGTGTTAAAAATCCTTTCAATTTAGTTGGAGATGCGGATTGTTTAACTCCAGTTGGTAATTTTGGAGTGTATAGTTATAAATTTGCCAATAAATCAGGGGGAAATGTTATTGCTAATAATACAGTAAAAATGATTCCTAGAATATTACCTTCTTACACAACATTAGTTTTTGCTGTGGGAACCACTTCTTGGGGATCTTCATCGGGAGGTAATTTCGCTCCACTTAATGGTCTGCTTAGACAGTATTTAGGTAAAAGAGTTCAAAAATTTACATTAAATGAACAATTTGGAGATTTTAATGTTCCAAATGCGAATGTTTATAGTTTAATATCAGCAATAAAAACATCATCTTCCTTTTACGATTGGTCTTATGTTCCTTATTTTAATTTATTGCCAACAAATACTCCAACAGCAACATTTTCCAAGGGAATTCCAACTTTTGCATATCCTGTATTCGTTGGTAATATTTTGAATCATCCAAGATATATGGGTGAAGCATCATATGGTTTATGTAATTTTGCTAGAAAATCGTATGAGGATCAAGATGGAGGCGTTTATCCAACAAGATTATACGATAGATTTTTACGTAATTATAAATTTGCTTATACTAAGCAGTCTTCTTTAGATGTTTTAATGCATCATAATATTTCAAATTGGGGCACTTCATTAGCTGACACAACAATTCCACAACAAATAACGCTAGGTGGTACTGTTTATCCTAGTTTTTCAATATTTTTTGTTCAAATGTTTAGTACTCCTTATATTGCAGATAATAGCGGAGAAAAAAGTTATATGGTAAATGAAACTTATGTTAATGGATTTAAAACTTGTGAGTTTTATAGTCAATTAATTCCTGGAAATGTTGTTTCTACACCGCAAACATATTTGATTCAATTATTTAATGATTTTGGAGCCGATTATTATAATGATGTAATTTTTAGTAATTCGCAAATGTTTTTATTTGATTATTCTTATGGATTGGCTCAAACACCATCAGAGATGTATCAAAAATCTTATTCGTTAGTTGAATCAATAGCTTATGATATTAAAGGTTTTTTAGTAAAAAACAGCTCCAATTTACAATTAACAAATTCTACTTCTTCTTTAAGGGTGCCAATAGCTGATAGGCATCCTTATGTAAATATGTTTTTAAACAATCCTAATAGTTTAACCTAATTATGTCGAATTTATTTCTTTTAAATAATAATGAAGTTTTAGATTTTTATGAGATTCATTTGAGCGATTATGAGGGTTATTTATATTTTCATGGATCTAAAAATTTTCAAAAGGATTTAATCTTTCAGGGAAAAAAATATTTATATATTCCATGCGAGATTTCGAATTTAGAATATAATTCAGAAGGCAAAACTAATAGACCTACATTTTTGATTTCTAATATAAATAATTATATGTCTAATTTGATGAAAGATAGAAATGATTTTATTGGTCGTAGGTTTTATAGAAAAAAAATACTTGCTAAAGATTTAGATGATGAAAATTTTGGAGGCGTTAATAAAAATTTATTGGGCGCTAGATCTTTCTCTTCTTTTATTGCAAGTGATATGTATATTATTCAGAAAAAAAATTCTGAAAGCAGAGATAAAATTGAAATTCTTCTAACTAATGTTCTGGATTTTGAGGGTGTTAGTATACCTTCAAGAAAAATATTTAATAATGCGTGTCAATGGACATACCGGGGTTGCGGTTGTAATTATGGTAAAATAAATGGTTATACAGGGCCAGATGTATATCAAAGAGAAACATTGAATGATGATTTATCTACAATAAATACTAATTTAGGATTATCATCAAATTTAACTTATCATTTTCAAAGCTCTACTCAAACATTTTCTGGAACAACTACCATTGCATTAGAAAATCCACCTAGTACTATATTGAGTTTTGATAAATTAACTTCTTGGACTAACGCAGGCACTGCTGGTGGAAGCATAACTATATCCGGTAATCCAAAAAAATATATAAATCAAGGTAGAATGGGCGATTATAATGGTGTTCTTTTGTCCAATAGAACTGGAGCTACAGATTCTTTAACAATTACAACAAGTAATTTAAGTAGCGCTTTAACAATTTTTTATGTGTCTGAAATGGTTGATAAAATAAATAATAAAACTTCTAAAAAAGATACGTATCGCGGTTTATCTTCAACTCAAGATGGTAAATTTTTATTAGGTTATTGGAATCATTACGAAGATGTTATGGCTTCAAAAATAGATGCTTCAAATTATGATTGGGTTAAATCAGTTGGTCCTTGGGCTCCAAATAACTTAAATAATTCTAGGGTATATGGAGCCATATGTCCTAATAGCTCTACAAGTACAACATATTTTATAAGAGATGGTAATATTTATGTGCAAAGAGATGGTTTTATAAATGGTTCTAATGGTCTTGGTTTTAATATTGTTGAACCTAGTGAAATTGTAGTTTATGAAATAATTATTTATGATACAACTTTGACATTAGAACAAGCAGAATATATTTCATTTTATTTAGGAAATAAATATAATTTACCTGTGCCGTTTACAAAAAGTAAAACAGTAATTAAAAAGGGATCCACTTTTTTTACAGACGAAGAAAATCTTGGTTTGCCAATGGCTGATGAAAATAATAAAATGTTTTTAGTTGCAAACGCAGCGAATAGCCAATTATCAACATCGGAATCTTACGGTTTAAATAATTTAATTTATAGAGGTGATTACAATAGAAATACTCGTTATAAATTTGGTGATTTTGTAAAAATAGAGCCTCCTATTAATTTTGATTTTAATGAGGATTCTCAAATTAATAATAATTCAATACCAGCTAGATTTTTTGTTTGTATAGATCAAAATGGATCTTTTAATGAGCATCCATTCAATTTTACAAATAAATGGAAGGAGGATAAGTGTTCTAAAAATCTTAATGGTTGTAGTTTAAGATTTAATGGTAATCAAATAGGCATTCCTTTTGGGGGTTTTCCTGGTACTGTTCAATATGAATATAAACTTCCTTCCTAAAGATTTATTAAATAATTTAGTGGAATTATCTAAAAATTCTAATGTTGAAATATGTGGTTTTATTAAAAATAATATATTTGTAAAATGTGATAATTTGCATCCAGATCCATTTAACTATTTTACTATTTCGCATAAAGAATATTTAAAGAACATTGATTCTATTTTATTTCATAGTCATCCTTATAAATATAACGACAAAGGTTTTTCAGATTGGGATTTAGAAAATCAAAAATATCATTGTTTAAATATGTTATTATACAGTGTAAATTTAAATAGATTTTTTTATAAAACATATGATAAAGATTAACTTATACGGTTGTTTAGCGAAAAAACTCGGTTCATCTTGGGAGCTTGATGTTAAATCAATTATGGAGATTTTTGAGGCTTTGGAAGCAAACAATCGTAAAGAAAATTTGTTCTTTAGAACAATGGATAAATTTTTTACACATTTTATTGTTTACATTGATGGAAAAATAATGCCGCCTCATTTATTAAAAAGTAAATTATTAAAAAAAGACAGTGTTGTAGATATTTTACCTGTTGTTCAAGGTGGATTTGTAGGGGCTTTAATAATTATTGGCGTTGTTTTGATAGTTTTATCTTTTGTTCTAACTAAATTACTAACGCCTAAAGAACCAGTGGATATAAAAACAAGCTCTTCTGTTTTAGGAAAGATTAAAAATGTTACTAATAGAAATATTCCGGTTCCTATTGGTTATGGTAGATTTAGGATAGGTAGTGCGGTCATTTCAAATGATATAATTGTATTCAATGGAG